GTCAGCGCCTGTGCCTGTTGCCCCCGTGCCTTCTTCAACGGGGGTGAACCACGCATCTTGATCCGGGTCATAGTAAGATCCGGGGGGCGGGTTGTGACCCGCTAGCGAGCTTAACAACCTATATCCTGCAGGCGCACTCACAGAACCGGCTTTAGCCGACTCTGCATATATCGGAACGCCTTCAGCGTCTACTTGAATGGGCTCTTCTTCAACAGGAGTTGTTGTGTCTGTGCCCCCAACAACTGCATCTGTAGTTTGCTCACCGGAGTCTCCTGTCTGCGCACCCGTTGTTTCGGTAGACGTGGCAGAACCCGTTTGTGATCCAGTTTCAGCGTCCCATACAGGTTTGTATGGTTTTGAAGTGACGATCATGCCCTCGCTATCGGGCAATCTACTAGCCCACTCGTAGCGAACCTCTTTTGTTTCCGGGTCGTAAACAGCAGTGTAATAAGAATTTTTGTTTGGGTTGTTGGGATCCGGACGGAACACATCAATGCGTTGTTCACCGTCCGCGTTTGTATACATGGCCGTTTCTGTACGCTCACCCGCGTCCAATTGCAGCCAGCTGGGCTTGGTGATACCCTGCGTACCTCCAGGGGTTGAACCATCCGCAGACGCCAATTCACGGCCAATAACGTTGCCATACCCTTCGGGTGCCGGCATGTTGGCCAAAACGTTTTGAATGTCAGCAACTGAAAAATCTCTGCCAGAAGACGCGGCATCCTTCATAGATGCGAACACCGCGTTTTGCCCTCGCAAATCGTCGGGCATTGCTTCAAGTTGGTCTTCTGTTAGCGCGGTAAGACCTTTATCAATTGCGCGCTTCTGAATTGAGTACGCTTTAGCAGCCTCACCAATTGCAGAATTAAACAAGGAATCCGCAACAGCTTGGGACGGATCACGATTTGCCAACTTAGCCGACGTCAACGCAATAATGGATTTTTGCGCCGCGGGAGGAAGTGAAGAAATTACAGCCTTGGCGCCGGTAACATCCAGCAATACATCAGTTGCCGCCTGCACACCGCTAAACGCAAGCGCAGCCATCGGATCCCTGCCCATAATGGCAGCTAGTCCCGCGTTGGTTGCCGCCTGCGCACCGTATTTATTAAACAGCTGCCCTAACATTGAAGTGTCGGCCACAGACATTGCCTTAGATAATTCGGCGGTTGCAGCAGGCATGCCCTGCTGGATAAGCGCCGACTTCAACGCGGTGCCAACGTCCCCACCGTTCATGGCGGTGTTAATGGCGGTCTGACCAACGATGGCCGTACCCGTTGCGCCAATTGTTGTTGCAATTGCTTCGGGTAACAGGAATTCACCCACCGCGGCGGCAGCCCCTGGATACGCAACCATAATGGCCACGGCGGCCAGCTTACGTGGATCTGAAACAACGGCCTCAACCGTGGAACCCAGCTTACTGGCAACATCCTGAATTGCTTCGGCTGTGGCGCCAGTAACATTCCGAGCAGCTTGAACAGCCTGGCCCGTAATAGAGTTGGGGCCTACAACAAGGCCAACGGTGTTGTCATAAAGCGCTCCGCCAAGTTTGCTAAGAAACCAATACTCAGGCAGCCCCGTATCTGGGTTAATAGACCCGGAACCACCCATGGCCTTCAACATCGCCGCCTCTTGCGGGTTGATGTGCGCCAACATGGTATCGCCACGCCTGCCGTACTGGGCAAGCTCCGCGGCCATCTGTTTAACGGTGGGTTGTGTCTTTGCCATTATTGTGTTTTCTCTATTAAGAATTACCCATTTTTATGAGTAATTACGCCCCGTCACCATTGACAGATTCGGTCAAAGCCAGCGCCCATTTGCGCCAGTCTGAGAACGTTGAAGGCTCCGGAACGCTGTACTTATCAAACACAGGATTTAGGGCAATAGCATTGGCTAAATCCATCCAATCAGCCTCGGAAACGATGGGGAACTGTTGCTCGGCAAAGTAGTGGATCATGTTGCCGTTCCAGTCGTCCCAGGTGGCGTACATCGGCAGAAACTCAATCTGCATCATGGCCGCTCATCCCCCATCTCGGCGGTGATCATGATACGGCCAGCCTCGTAGTCCCCGTCAATGACGTTGCTTTTCCAACGCAGGTTAATCAAACGGTGCTCAACCCGCATGTCGATCTTTCCGTCGTCCTGTGTGAAGGTAAATTCATCATTTTCCACAGAAGGAGACTGCGCAAACGGCCGACCCACGATCGTCATCGTCATGTCTCCCACCTGGTTAAAGTCAGGCTCGATACGGGTGATGTGCATCCGGCGGTTGGCCGTGATCATGTGGTCCTCGGCCGGCGTTCCGCCAATCCAGCTAATGTCCGATGTCTCGGCAAAGGACTCAATCGCGTATTCCTCGGTCGCCGTAATCTTGTTCTTGCCAAACTCATGTTCCCATATCTGGTAGCCGCCCGTAATCTGGGCCATGGTCGACCCCGTTGTAAGAGTCGGGTCTAGGGTGTCAACAAAGGTAATCAACGTCGTGCCGCCGTTTGTGTCGTTGGTGAAGGTGGCCGAAACGATCTGGTTAACGGTACTCTCGTCGCTTTGGAAAAACATGTAACTGCCAGGCGGGTTCGTGGACAAGTCTCCTGCCACAATAACCTGTTTGGTTGAGGTTGCCGGGGAGCCATTCCCTGGTCCATACAACAACTCGTAGGAAATACCTTCAATGAACTCAGGCTCCCAAGCACACCAGATCGGGCGGGGGAACACCTCGGTCATGTAACCACATGAGCGGCGGGCGCCAGCAGCCTCGCCTGCATCATACCAGATGTCGTCCTTGACGTTGTAAATAATCGCGTCGTTGCACTCCGTCGATGTGCCGCGCGGGTAAAACCACCAGAGTTCATTAAACCGCGGTACCTTGGTCGCCCACACCTTTTGACGTTGCTCAAAGTTGAGGTTGTCAAACAGATAGTTGACGTTTTTATCGTTGGGTAACACCTTTACGGCGCCGTTGTAAATATAGAACCGATCGCTACCCATCCAGTAAAAGATACCGTCCATCTCGGTAACCGCGTTGGATGACATAATTGATATCTGGGTGGCAATAGTGTCATAGCGCCAGTAGTATGGTGAGGTGGCCGTAAATGAGACGCGCAATAATGAATCAGTAGACCAGAAAATGCCAGAAGGGGATGCGGTACCACCACGCACAGGAAAACCCCGCACAATTTTACCAGCCGTCATGTTGGTGTCGTTGGCAAGCGGGCCGTTCCAGTCCGAGAACGTTTGCACGGACGTTGAACCGGGGGTGAACGTCACGTTGTTGTTGCGCAAGTTGCCGAAATTACTGTACGCAAAAATAAATGGGTACAAAACCACCACCCCGCCGCTCACGTTAATTGGCTGGTATGTCGGGCTCGTGCCGCTTGAGTCCACAACCTGCGTCAACACATATTTTTGTGTGGCTGCATCGGGTAGAAAGTTGCCCGCATACAATGAAGTTACAACGCCGGAGTCAATGTTGCTCAGGTTTTTACCTGGGTGCGCCAACAACTTAGAGTTACCCTCGCCAGTGGAGTCAAACGCAATGTCAAACTGCCACAGGTATTCGTCGCTAGCAGGAAATGTAATCGGAAGATAAATCTCAACCGTTGTCGCCGGTGTTGGAAACCCTGTCAGCGACGTCAACGTGATGGTTGTTCGGTTAGTGCCTGAGTTATACGTTGGCGTGCCTGTTGTCGTGTAGTTGGTTCGCAGACCCGACGTGTTATACGCCCAGAACGTTGTCCCAGTCGGGAACGTGGCCACCACGTTACCAACGACTTCGATTGTAACCGGGCCAGAGTTAACCGCGGTTACAACAAAAGTGTTGCTGAACTCAACCTGGAACGGGCCCACGCCCACCCCCTGGTCGGTCCCGGTGTTAAACACCTCAATGCCCTCGCGGTTGCCCACAAAAACATAGTTCACACCATTGTACGGATTGGTGATGATTCCGCGCGGAATGTTGTAAGGCGTGGCAAACATCTGGCGGTAGCCGTTGATTTTCTTTGCCTTACCGCGCTGGAACCTAACCCACCGGCCGTCGCTGAACTGATCGCCCTCAAAGCGGGTACCGTCCCGTTTGATGCCGGGCTTGACAAACAGCGTAAATATTTTAGACGCGTTGTCTTGACCATCAGCCATTAGAACTGTCCCCCAGAGATCAGATCGGCGTCAACACGGCCAACGAAGTTAGTCACAAAGTTTCCTGCTCCTGCGGTGCCGTCCATGGTGGCAATTATCGCCCCATTGACTGAGAACCCAAGCTGCGCGTCGTTAGGTGAGTACATGCCTGACGAAGGGTCCAGGTTGAACGAGAAGGCAGGCGCTGCGGCCGTCCCTCGGTTGGCCAGGAACTGACCTACGTTAGCCTGCAGCAGCGGGTAAATGTTGGTTCCGTCACTGAGAACAATCGCCTGACGCGACGCAGCCAACGAGTACGGCGGCTGGGAGCTACCCTGCACTTGGAAGTTGATGTTATACGAGCTTTGGTTGGTGTCATTCAGGAAGTAATACACCTGCGTTACGGCGGGCAGTTGAACCAGCAACGATGACGTGCGGGCCCCGCTTAACGCGGTGAAGCGTTGAATAATCGGGGTGTTGGTGATTAGGCTCAGTGTTGCGCCGGCCACGGTGTCCACGTCGTACGTGGCAGACGAGAACGTCAAGCTGTTGGGTCGGGCGCGGCCAACGGTAAAGAAGTCCTGCTTGGTAATGTCACGGTTAACACAGATAAAGCACGAGTCACCCAGCGGCAACGCGATCGAGCTTTGCCCGTCAATCGTTGAGTTAACCGCGGAGGTTTGAATTGTCAATGTCCCTGTTCCGTTGTTACGGATTAGGATAAACCAACCCTCCGTCAACGACGACACGGCTGGCAACGTCCAGGTGCCAGCGCCACTTGTCCATACCAGACAATGGCCTCGTGTAGCATCGGTGATAGTTGGCGCCGTGATGTAGGAGCTGGTTACGAACGCGGTCTCGAGCTTGCCAAGAATGGCCGCCGTGCTGTTACCGGCCAACGTGGCTGCGTCAGCGTAGGCAACACCCGCGCCAAACGCAATGTTGTCCCAGACACCACCGGCCGATGTGTTGTCGGTTAGGTAAGTATACGCCGCCTGTCCCGCCGGAACGGAAAAAGAGTTGACCTCTGCAAAATTTTGAACGGCAAATTCGTACGACCCGACGTTACGAATCAAGATATCCGAGCCAACAGAGCCCTGTAGCGCGTCCGGCAATGTCAGGATAGCGCCGGTGCTGGTTGCATTAACGTCCAGGATACGAGCAACAACCTGTTGGCCCGCATTCACATACTGCGGCCAATAGAGTTGTGTTACCGTAGATAGCGTGATCGCATCATAGCTGACATCCGTCGGTTGAATGACGTTGCCAGTGAATGGAGATGTAAATGTCATGATTGTGATTCCTGTCGTGAAGCGTTGCGATCAACCATTCGAGAAGCATCCTCGCCTTTGAGTGCGTTGATGGCGTCGGTGTAGTATTGTTTCCATACAGCCAACTTCTCTGTGTTTTTCAAAAACCCCTGAGCCTGAAGCAACGTGCCATAGAGCAACGCCTGTGGTGCTTCACGGGTCAATAGGTTTTCCTGATTGGTAATATCCAATGGCTGGATGCGGCTGTAGTAAATAATTTCAACAGGATAGTTTTGATCGGCCGCCGGCGCAAACCCCCAGTGGTCGTAGTCATACTCCGCATAGTACAAAGGTTGACCTGCGGGGGCCTCGCTCAAATATTGCGTCACGTAATCCATGGAGCGGTTGAGCACCGGAACGCCATTGATTTTCATGCTGGTCGTTTTACGCCATCGAACGGGTTTTTCCACCGTAGAATCGCCTGCCGCAATTGTCGTGTCTACCACATTTAATTGCAGAAGTGTTTTGATTTCGGCAGCAATTGATTGCTCGGTGAGCATGATCAGGCGCGGAATCTGGGTCACGAAGGACTCGTCGTTCCGTTCTGCATATTTGATGACATCCTCAACGAGGCTGTCATAGGTCATGTTTGCTGCTGACATTTTGTTTACGCGTAGATGCGCGTCCCTTGTTTATCAATGATGAGGGCCTGATGCCGCGGTTTGTCCAGAATCGAATTCGGGATCGACACGTGGGTCCAACGGTCAAACTCGCGGATCACTTGGTCATACGGCAGCTGGGCGGCGATGATGGCCTTGACAACCTGGTCCGGTGTCATGCCGGGAACCCGAATGTCAGCAGCACAGCCGATACGATGCTGAGAAGTATCTTTGCTGCCCACAGCATCATTGACTTGTTTACAGCGGAATGCTGAATTGACCATGATGGGTTTGCCGCCAAGGGTTGCCTTGACATCTTCCAAGAAT